GAACTTGCTAGAAGAGCATGAAGAGCGAAGGGGATCGCGTTGCAGTTTAGACAGCGGCGAAGTGCCTAGACTGGAAGAGTAAGATCAGAAGACACCGGGCGGGGTTTGAAGTCAACACTCGTTCATGGCAAACAAACAACACTGGCAGGATATGGCAACTGAGGCGGTCAATAGCCGACGTGACAAGGCCTATAGCGTCAAGCATTGTCATGCTGCGCCACGTTGCGCACGATGAGGGAATCCGTATCTTTTGGGTAGACTCACGAGGCGCTTTTGGGAAGTGGTTGAGTGAGTCGCAACCTTAAAGGATCGCGCGCGTTGTCAACTCACGCGCGGACATTAGTGACGTGAGGCCCGCTGAGGAGCACAACGTAGAGACCGAGACGCGCATCGCGCACATGGTTGAACTCATGCTTGCGAACGAGTGGCGCACGGGCAAGACGGTAAAGGAACTCGCGGAGCGCTGGGGGATCAAGCCTCAGACGGCGCGGTTGCTCTCGGCAGAGGCGTCTCGGATTGTTCGCACGGAGTTGCTCGCCAACATATCGATGGGCGTCGTTCCTAGTCTCGAGCGGATCATGAAGAAGGGGAGGCGCGGCGTGATGCCCGGTGATCTTTCCGCTGCCGTTCAAGCGGCGAAGGTGCTTGCGGACATGGCTGGGCTAAACGAGCAACCGAAGGAAGCGCCCACGCAAAGCGAGCAAACCCTAAAAGTTCAGTTCGTGGCGCCGGAGAGGCCAAAGGAGAAGAGCGAGTGAGCGAACGGTTGGTTAGAAACGAGCGAACGTACACGCAGCGGAGTTTGCGAGTCCCTGGTGGCGCGACAACGTTCCAGGAGTTCAGGGCGGTTGCTCCCGGTCGTTGCGCGGGCATTGAGCTTGGCGATGGCAAATTCTCCGGTTGCGCGTACGGCGATGGCGAGGATCCGAAGAAGTTCGGCGATGACGTGTGCCCTGCATGTAACAACACGGGCCTTGCCACACCTGCTTGACCTGGCAGTTCCTTCCCAACGCGCGGCGGCCGAACGACACGGCGCTGACGTGGTTTCAGTCGTGGCTTCTCTCTAGAGGAGGGTCACGGTTTGAGAGCGTAAAGAGCAACCCGCAACTTTACCCCGGACGCGTTGTTCGGAATACGGTTGCGGTTGCGGCGCGGCGGTCGGGCAAGACGGTAGGTTCGAGGCTCGTCGCGTTGACGGCGTGCATGGATGACGGCCCCGGCGACGTGGGCTACATGGCGCCTACGCTCGGTCAAGCGAAGCGCCTTCTGTGGCGCCCGTTGATGCAAGACCTCCGCAACCCGGAGGCGCGTGCGTTTCTGGCGGGGCGACCGAACAACAGCGAACTCTCGATCGAGTTTAAGAGTGGGACGCGGCTCTACCTCTACAGCGCCGAAGCGTTCGAGCGAGTTCGCGGAGACGGGTTCAAACTCTTCATCACGGATGAGACAGACGACCCTCGGTTCACGGATGAAGTTTTTGACGAGGTTATCGGGCCAGCGCTTTCGGACAATCTGGGGAGCCTGATCCAACTCGGAACGCCGAAGGGGCGCGGACGCCTCTACCGCGAGTTCAACAAGGGCGATCCGCAGCATAGATCGTACGATCCGCAATACGCATCGATCCAGGTGACCGCCATGGAGGCGGGCATCATCGAGCGGGCGGAGATCGAGCGAGCGCGAGCAACACGGACGGCGCGAGCATTCGCGCAAGAGTATCTCGCGAACTTTAACGCTCCAGTGGGCATTGTTTACGAGGAGTGGGATCCGAAGGTTCACGTCGTCACGAACGCGCAGATTCCAAGGCGGTTCGACTACACGATCGCGGGAGTCGATTGGGGCTCAGCCGCTCGCGGGGCGATGCTTATCATCGGGATCGATCGCGTTCACGCCACGTACGAAGGCGAGAGACCGCGCGCGTGGGTACTCGCCGAAGAGAGCGCCGCAGGGATTCCGTACACAGATGACGGATGGTGGCGCATCGCCCAAGACTTCGATCGCGACTATGCTCCGGTCGCCTGGTACTGCGATCCGGCGGGCGGCATGGACAAGATGCTCGAACAGCTAAAGCAAGCGCTCCGCAAGGTCGGCGCAAAGACTCAGGTTGTTGCGGCGGATAACAAGGTGCGCCCTGGTATCGCGGCGGTTCAGGAGATGCTTCATCACGACCCAGTGCTAGGCGAGGAGCCGCATCTGTTCGTGAGCGACAAGTGCCCGCAGTTGATCCAAGAGTTCGCGAACTACCGCTATCGCTCGCACCGCAACATCGAAGGCGAGTACGTTGATGAGGTGGTGAAGGAATCAGACCATTGCCTCGACAGCGCCCGCTACGCGCTGCACACACGTTTCTTTAGCCGAACGCCTGCATCGATGACGTCGAGCGGCGGCGGGTTTCAGTGAGGAGCAAAGATTGAGCGACGTTGACTATAAGAAGGCACTGTCAGACCCTCGCGCGTTTGCGGAGGAATCTGGCGGGAAGTGGCTTGAGTGGGAATTTGGCGACGCTTGTAGAGCGGCCAAAGAGCATGGGCTGAACGCTCGCTTGCAGCAGTCCCGGAACGGATCCTACCTGGCGCTTTGCGTCGGAGACGCCGCGCTGGTGACGGCCACAATTCATGGCGATGGGGACGCGGTGATGTCGGTGCGACCGACGGTCAAGGTACCAGTTCATTCGCGGTCGGAAGCGCGAGCCGTGCTCTGTGAAGTGCTCGCCGCGTTCGTCGCGAAGCCCAAGGATGCGACCGAGGCGAACCAAGGCTTTGTGATTTGTGGCTCGTGGGAGCACAGGAAAATCAGAGTGGCTCGACTCGGGTTGAACGATGCGTGGGTCGGTGCGTTTGCCGAGGCCGTATCGGCCATGGGAGCAGACCCGTTGCCGCGCAAGAATGCGCTCGATGTCGTGCGTTCAATGCTGAAGGACGCCATCAAAATCTGTGATGATGCTGAGCACGCGATGCCTCGCTCGATAGGCCCGTGACCGTCGACTTTGCGCAAGCCTTCCGCGACGGATGCCGAGACGAGCTAACAGAGTTCGCGCCGCGTACCGATGTGGAGGAGATCATCGATCGCTTTTGCTCGGACCTCGAGAAGGCGACGGGTGTGCTTGCGATCGGACGCGTGGGCATCGAGAAGATCATGGCCCAAGCGCGCGAGTGCTCGGTGCCGATGTCAACAGCGGGTGCGCCATACCGCGACAACGGCGGATGGACGCGGCTTCTCATGCATCGCGCTGGCGGAAAGACGACGCTCTCGAACGGGGTGGATCTTCTCGCGTACAGACGCGCGGACAGCGGCTTTCCTGTGACGCTTCGCTTTCCGATCGGCAGCACGATTGAGTGCGGGACGGCAGAGGCGCTCGAAGGCGCGCTCGCCTCGATGCTTCGTGACACGCACCTTAACGCACGGATCCGCAAGACCGCGCGAGACTTCTCCGGCGCACAAGCGCGCCGCTAATCAATGACCCACTCCCGCGTAGACCAAGCCTCGATCGTGAGGGCGACGAAGATCATGCAGGCGAACTTGCCGCCGCGCTACTTCGTCCTCGATCAACTCGAGCGCTACGTCATCGGGACGCAGTACGAGCATCTTGCGCCGTGGGGTCAAGAGACGCTCCCCTTGTTCGAGCGCGCGCCGTGCATTCAGTATCCGATCGTCGCGCGCACGATTGACAGCAACGCGGACTTGTGTCTTGGCGAAGGGCGCTGGCCTCTCATCACGTCGAACCCCGGCGAGGACGATACGGCGTTTGATGAGCGACTCGGCCTCGACGAAGAGGAAAGCGAGACGCTTGATAGGGGCATCAAAGCGATCGTTGAACAAGCGCGCCTTCGTGCGGTGTGCTCCGAACTTCTCTGCGAGGCGCAAGGATCCAAGACGACGGTCGCCACGTGCTGCGTTCGCGATGGGCGCCTCTACGTCGAAAGCGTCAAGGCGAAGCACTGCGTTCCGAAGTTCGACGATGCGCATCCGGGAGAGGTGGAGAGCCTCGAGATCAAGTACCCGTACATCGATGAGTGGTACAACGACGCGACGAAGCGATGGGAGGCGCGCGTGCTCCTGTATCGGCGCGTCATCGACGAGCGCGAGGACACGACGTACGAGCCTGTCATCGCGCTAGAAGACGGCGCGGACATCAATGACGCCGTGTGGAAACCGAAGACCGTCATCGCGCACGGGTTCGGCTTCTGCCCTGTCATCTGGTATCGCTTCATGCCCAAGACGTGCGACGCGGGCAACATCGACGGCGTTGCGATCCACGAGCAAGTCAAGACCGAAATCGACGGGCTGAACTACGCGTTGTCGATGCGCCATCGCGCGGCGCTCTACGCGGGCGATCCACAGGTCGTTGAGATTGGGGTTGAGGACGGCGACGTATCCGCGCCAATGGGACGGCAGGCGCAGAACATCGCGCAGCCCGGTGACCACGCCTCGATGGGCGAGTGGCTCGGCCGAGACGCTCGCGGTCAAAGCGGCTTCTCGACGCCAGGCCGCAAGCGCGGCGTCGGCGTGATCTGGCGCTACGCGAATCCGCAATCAAAGGTCGAGTATCTCACGCTCCCACCCGAGGCGCTCAAGACCTTGGAAGGCGACGCGGACGCACTATTGACAATGCTCCGTGAGGCGCTCTGCTACGTGAGCGTTGATCCGGCAAACGCGAAACTCGGCATCGGCGAACTCTCCGGCAAGGCGCTGGAGTGGTTCCACAAAAAGCAGACCGACCGATGCACGAAGATTCGCGAGGACTTTGGGCACAATTGCTTGCTCCCGCTCGTCAACATGCTTCTTCGGATCGTGTATGCGAAGGGTGCGGACAAGACGGCGCCGCTCTACCTTGCGGGGTTGGATGCGATGCTTCCGATCCTAGCGAAGTTCGAGCAAGCGATGGCGCCTGCCACGGCGAACGACAACGCGAAGACCAAGAAAGACGAGCCCGAGTCGCGCTGGTTCCCACCTTACCTCAAACTCGTGTGGGGGCCCTACTTCGCGGCGACGGCAGCAGACGCGAAGAGCGACATGGATATGACGATCGCGGGGCTTGGCGCAAAGCTCCTCACGATGAAGGTGGCGGTCTCGAAAATTGCGCCTCACTTCCCAGCGATCGACGATCTGACGCAGTACCTCGAATCGCTCGAAGAGGAAGCGCGTGCGGCCATGGGCAAGATGCATGACGCGCAGGCGGCGCTCATGAACGCAGGGCAACCGAGCGAAGAGCCGACGGAGCCCGATGACCCGCAAGACGAGACCGCTCCGGCAAAGGCGCCTCCTGTTACGAAGTCACCCAAGCCGAAGCGCGTTCCCCCTCAGCGCAAGCCCCCCGCTACGAAGGCGAAACCAGCGTTTAAGAAACGCGTCAAGAGGGCGGCGTGACACCCTGCACACCGCAGCCTAACAACCCCTACGAGTGGTTTGCTGTCACGGGCGATTCCGTGCCTATGCGCGGCGGGCAAGCACTAGAACAATAACCACGATGAACCCCACCGCAAGCCCTCTCGACGAGTCCGACCGCGCGAAGATCATCGCGTCGCTGAACGTGCGTCTTGCCGATTCGGCGGACCTGTACAACGGCACCAAGCAAGCACATTGGAATGTGCGCGCGCCGAACTTCCGCGAGTTGCACGCGCTCTTCTCGGACGTCGCGGACATGCTCTCGGGCCACGCCGACAAGATCGCCGAACGCGCGGTGCAACTCGGCGGTATGGCCGAAGGCACGACGGCGCAAATCGGCGAAGCGACCGAACTCGACGAGTATCCGAAAGGGCTCGTCGCTGGTGCGGATCACATCGCTGCGCTCATGTCAAGGCTCACGGCGTACAATGCGGGGCTGCAAGAAACGATGGCGCTGGCCGACAAGAGCGATGACGTCAACACCGTGACGCTCCTCTCGGATATTAGCCTCGCAACGGAGAAGATGGGATGGATGCTGTCAGCTCACGTGAAGTGAAAGACATCAACGTGCAGCATACGTGCGAGACGCGATGCGCCCCAACATCGTGCCGCGCTTGCCGTGCTGAGTTGGCCGCGTATCAGTACGCCGCAGACCGAGCGCGCTGGGGTGCAACCCCGGAACACGTAAAGCAGCAGGTGCTCGCGGGCACTTGCTCGGAGATTGGTTGATGAGCGAAGTGCAGAAACCGTTCACGGACGCCGAGAAACTCGTATGGTCGCACGCCTATTGGGCGCGGCTCAACCACGAGCAAGAGAAGTTCATCCCTACGCAGGCGCGCGACGCTGCGAATCAGGTTCTCACCCATGCGCGTGAGATGGGGCTGGTGGACATCATGGCCGCGGAATTGAAGGTGACGAAGTGAGCCCGACCACTGCTGAGTTGCAGGCTGCTGAGGATTGCGCGCGCCGGCCCGACGGCAGTATTGATGCGCTTCTGTTTGGCGCTGCGCTTGCGGCGGATCTCGGCGCCCCGAAGAAATTCGAGCGCAACTCGGTGGTTGTTGCCGACAACGATCCACTCTGGCGCGATCCAATCTTCTGCGCGCTAGCAGGACAGGTGACGAAATGAGCAAGATCGTTGGATGGTTCGCTGAGTGGCTCAAACGCACCGAACATCGCCTTGATGAAGCACATGGCGGGTATCGTCGCGTACCAGTCAACGGCGCTCCGATGTGGTTGCGGCGATTGCGTGGGAACGCGTTCTCGCTCGCGAATTGGCTCAACGGCTACAGGCACATGACGGAGTGACAACGATGAGCAAGCCCAAACTCGGAAGTGGGAAGCGGTTCGCCGCCATCGTCAAAGAAGTCGAGAAGAGCGGCAAGAGCGAGGAGTCGGCGCGGGCAATCGCCGCTGTTGCAGGTCGTAAGAAATGGGGGGCGAAACGGATGGGACAATTGTCCAAACAGGGACGCGCCCGCAAGGGTTAAACCTTGCCACCTGAGCGCAGGAATCCCATTTGACATGCGCGGTTGCAGAAGAAGGCTTTGCGCGCCGCATGGCTCTGCGGGCGAACGACGTCGGTGCCACAGGCGCGGCAAGGCCGGATAATCGAGGCAAAGCGAGCCGCTTCGGCGGTTGTTAATGTGACTGGCGAAGCAGAGGCAACGTAAGCAACGAACCGACCCTCAAACGTTGTTTCGCATTTACGAGTGAGATTGTGACATGGCGGACAAAGGGTCACCCCATTAGACACGTCAAACCGGCGCGATTCGTCTGATTGCCATGTCACGATATGATGAGCCTCGAGCCGCTTAGCATGGTCCGCGCACATTACACAACAGTGCCCATCTCGCTTGAAAACTGTGGCGCGCCACAATTTGTACTCAACGCGACCCATCCACGCGTGACGTTCCTCGCCGGTGCCACCGCGCCAATTTGGATTTCCGCACCCGCGTTGCGCGGGCCTTGGTTTTCCACGCTGCGCGTTGCCGACATTAATGGCTCGTTGTGCAGATAGTGCTCCATGCGCCAATTCGCGGCCACGGCTCAGTGCCTTGGCGACGAGCGGACTGCGCCTCATCTTCAGTTTCCCAGCGCATGAGTTGCCGCAAGTGGCATGCGACGCGTTGGGTAGTTGAGCGCCACAGATAAGACAGCAGCAACACGACGGACACCGCTTCCTACGCCCACTCGCTGACTGAAATGGTGCGCGGCATGTGTCACAGTTTTTTGTCACCCATCGCCGCTCACCGCGAACAAACTGTCCAGAATTGACCATGAGACACGATAGCACAGAAGCCTCGATCGGCCGCGAAAAATACGGCGCGAAGAAGATGGGCCAGATGGCGAAGCGGGGACGGGCGCGCGGGAAATGAGCGACGCGTGTCCTAGGTGCTCAGGTAAGGCGCACAAGATCATTTACGCTGGACTGCCTGGACGCATGTGCGCCGACGAGGATTGTTCGACGACATGGGGCTTAGCAGTCTACGCGATGAGCGTTTTCTTCACGGGATACTTCATGGCCTACGACGGGTCGTATTGGCGGGCGCTATGGGTATGGTTGTTTGGTGATGTTGACGCCTCCCAGCACTGACGCAACCGCGAAGGCAACCCACGCCGCGCTCCTCGACATCGAGGCGAAGGCACATGCAGCACTTCGTGCTACGGCGTCACAACCTCACTCGTTCGATGATCCGATCGTGGCCAGCCGCGAGATAGGCGCGCGCGTCATGCCCGTTATCCTTGCGGCGAAGGGCGCGGCTCGTCGGGTAGGCGCGCAACGCATGCAAAGCGAGGTAGACGCAACGGCGCGAGGGCAACGGGTCGCTCTCGCACACGACGAGCACAAGATCACAGCGGGGGCGGACAGGCTCGCGGCGGAGCGTGCCTCGCGCACATACAGCGACGCGCTTCTCCGAGAGGCTCAACGCATCCTTGACGCGGCAGACAGGGCACAAGCCTCAACCATCGTTAGCGCCACGGATAGAGCCCTAGATGAGATCGCGCGGAACGAGGTAGCCTCCGCGTTCTCCGATGAGCGACGGCGCCTAGAACGTGCCGCGAAACGCGAGCACGCTGGGACGAACTGGTTTCCAGCGATGCTCAAGATGTGGGATGCGACCCTGGATCGGAAAACGTGCCCTCGATGCGAGAGGCTCGACGGCAAGATTCGCCCTTGGGGCGTTGACTTCTCGGGGCACGCGGAGCCGCCGGTTCACGGCCGCTGCCGTTGCGTTTGCATTTTTGTCGCTTCTCCTCTCTTTCTTGGCCGCTCTGAGGCCGCTTAAAGGATCACCATGGCTTCAACGATTGTCATCCCATCTGCCGCATCAATCGGAGCGTGCGCCGCCGAAGTGGCCACGAATCTCAAGGCGGCGGGTGACCCCGATGCGCGCGTTGCGAATGCGCTGATTGACGTGGCGACGGCGGCAAGCACGGACATCACAGCTCTACAGGCGGGCACGTCGAGCACTGGCATCAACGGCGCCACGGTGCCGGCGGGCGGGGCGCTCACCACGGGCAACGTGTTACAGGTCGCCGGCGCCGCGGCGCTTTCCTACGGAGCGGTCAACCTGGCGGGCGGGGCGAACTATGTAACGGGCGTCTTGCCGGCGGCGAACGCCTCGCGCGAGGCGGGCCTCGAGCACAGCGTGCGCGGAATCGTGACGGCGAACGTTGCAAACCTTGCGGCTTTCACGGTTGCGGGCAATGACGGACTCACCTACGCGGCGGGCGAACGCGTTGGGCTCGTCGGGCAAACGACGGATCGCGATTGCGGGCCATATGTTGTCGGCACGGTCGGCGGCGGCACGGCTCCTCTGACGCGCGCGGCGGATTGGGCGGCGTCGGCGGTCCTTCCGCCCGGTTCGTCGATACGTGCGAACGAGGGCACCATCTGGGCGGGCCATGTATGGTACGCTACGGTCGCCGGAAGCATTACCGTTGGCGGCACGGCGCCCGACTTCTACCCTCGTCAACAGAGCGGAACGACGGCGGCCATGAGCACGGGCGTCACGGTTTCCAACGTGTGGTTGAAGAGCACGGCGCAAAGCCTCAGCCCGATCACGACGCAGATTAACACGGTCGGCGGCGCGCCCACGTTCTCGTCGGTTCCGATCGCAAGCCGCACGGCGGGGCACGGGAATGGGTCGTTCGTCATCACGGGCGACGCTGGCGATACGTCAACCATGGACTGGATCATCAACAATTGATTTGCCCGACCTGCAACGCTAACGTTCATCCGCAACCGCACAGGATATCCGTCGGCTCGTGTCAAAAGTGCAGTGCCGAGATCCACGGGTTCAAGGCCCACGACGATCGGTACGCGTGCGGCGCGTGCGGAAACGTCGATCGTGCGATTGTTGGCGCGAAGTGGATCCACAAGTGCCCCGCTGCGAATTGCGGAGCGCGCATGCCATCGCCTGACGAAGAGGTTGACGAGACGCCGGCCGCACCGTTGCCTGATGAGGCGGAGCCTACCGCGAGCGAGGAGCCTGCAAAGCCTCGCGTCGTTCGCATGGTTGCCAAAGCAGCGGCGCGAAACGAACCGCTTGATCCCCTGCCACAATGCAAAGAGCGTCTCGCTTTCGTCCGCACTCGGATCGCCGAACTGCGGCAGTACGAAAAAGAAGAGCGGCGCCTCGCGAAGATGCTTGCCGCGCTCGACGATGAAGACATGGCGGCGGAGTGAACATGAAAAAGTGTGAAGCGTGCGGTGCGATGGCGCCGAATGATGCGGCAGTGTGCGCCAACGACGGCGAGGCCTCGTTCGCGCCAGCGTTCGATGTGCCGGACGCTGAGCCTGTCACGAAACCGAGCGAGTCGGAGCCGCTGTTTCAACCGAGCAACCAACCGCGTAGGAAGTTCCGATGAGCGTGCACGCCATCTCCGATACGAGTCCGGCGGCCGCGAGTACTGTCGCGGGAGGTCACATCGGGATGCTCCAAAACTACGACGCGCTTTCGATCCGCGCGACGCTCACGGGCGCCACTGGCGGGACGCTTGACGTGTATCTGCAAACGAGCGTCGACGGTACCGAATGGCGCGACTACGCGCATTTTGCACAACTCGCAGATGGCGCAGCGGTGGCAACCTACGGGTTCTCTGTTTCGCGCTCCGGTCAGCAGACGTCAATCACGGCGATCGGAAAAGACCTGACCCCAGCGCTTGCGGCGAACTCGGTTCTAGGTGGCGACTTCGGCAATCAGATGCGGGCGCTCTACGTCGCGGGAGCCGGGACATCGGCGGGCGCCGCGCAAGTCATTCGCATTACGGGCGCGCTTCGGCGCACATAGACTTTGCGCCGATAGGCGGCGCAGTTACAGGAGCTTTCTTCAATGGCAGTCGTTAGCGCTTCAAACATGACGGTCCACGGGCACACCACCGTGACCGGGATCCGCGTGGATTCTTCGGGTAACAAGGTGTTCGGTTGCTACGTCTCGGGCTATCCGACGGGTACGTATGTGCAGGCGGACAACGCGATCTTTTCGGCGGTCCCAACGGTGATTGGCGCGAGCCTTCGCAGCAATGCGACTATCACCCTTCTCTCCGCGTGTTTCGCGCAGATGGGAAGCGAGAACGGCACGGCGATCGGCGCCAAGACCGTCGCGGTTTCCGGCGCGGACATTACGTGCGAGTTGACCGGCGCGGACATGACCACGGAGCACGCGGGGGCGTTGCTCGCGACGATGCTCGAACCGATCGTTCTTTACGTCACCTACAAGTCCTCGACCTGATGTGACTTCACCCGGCGCGCCGTTCGCGGCATAGCGCGCTGGTTTTCTCGCCGCGACTCCAACGCTCACGCGGGCGATATCGCGTGTAGGAGATACGAACATGAGCACGGAAACGAATACGCCGGCCGCTGCGTCGGAAGCCCCGGTTGTTGCGCCTGTTGTTGCCCCCGTGGCGGCAGCGCCTCCCGTCGCACAACCTCCGATCGCGGAACCGGCTAAGCCCGGCGCCAAGGTCGAGATGACAAGCGACGAGTTGAAGCGAAGGCTTGACCAAAGCCGCGCATCGGCCCTCGCTGACTTTATCAAAGGTCTCGGCGTCACGGACGAAGCGGCGCTCAAAGCGGCGGTCAACGACCACAAGCGCCTCGAACTCGAGAAGATGTCGGATCTCGAAAAGCGAGACGCGCAGATCAAAGACCTCGCCCCAAAAGCGGCGCGCGCGGCCGAACTCGAAGCGATCGTCAAGGCCGTCGCGGAAGAGCAAGCCGCCGGGCTCACGGACACAATGCGCGCGGCGGTGGACCAACTCGCGGGCGATGATCCCGCAAGGCGCATCGCTGCCATCAAGGCCTTTCGTAGCGCCTTGCCGGCGGCTCCGCTGGTAGCCCCCGCGCCAACTCCGGTAGCGCCTCCCGCTGCCGCACCGAAGCCACCGATTCAACCCGGGGCAACCACGGCGCCTCCCCCGGCGCCTTCACCGAGCGGCGTCGTTTCGCCGCACATCGACCACTTGGCAACCTGGACCGCGCTGAAAGAACGCAATGACGGCGGCTACAGCGCGATGCAGTACTACAACCGAAACACGGGCGCGATCATCGCGGCCCAGAAAGCCCGCAGCTAATCGCTACGGCGCATGAGCGCGTGGGTACGGATTCTTTCTTATGAGCAATATCTCTCGTGCAACGCTTCCGCAGGAGTTCTACGACATCACGTCGGCGTCGCTCCTGCTTCAACCCGAGCCGCAGTACCTTCACGCGCTTCTCGCAAAGAGCGCATTCGACGCCGAAATCTCGGCGATGAACATCGGGCTTCAGATCCCGGGGCGCGACTTCCCGACGAGCGGTCCCGCGTATGCGGACATCGATGCGGCGCGCCTGAATCTGAGCGATCCGATTCTGAGCCCGGCGATCAAGGTTCAGAACGAGTTCGGCCAGGAAATGGTTGGGCACACGATCCGCATCAACCGGCCGAAGTACACCGATTCGACGTACACACAGGCGTCGCGCCGCGTGCCTGTCGGAACGACCTTCTCGACTACGCCGATCAGCGTCGAGTCCGAGCAAGTCTCGATGACCATCGATCGGTTCGCTGGTCCCTACGACAACACGGCGGCGGCGGTTCGTCCCTACGGCATCGAGCGGTTCGACGCCAATCGTGGCGTGCATAACATGGCGGCTGTGCGCGAGCACTTCTTCAAGCGCGATTTCGACAAGTGGCTTGATCGCACAGTCGTCGATCTGTACGACCAATCATCGACGGCGATCTATCCGGTCGGCATGACGGCGGTGAACGACTCGTTTGCGATCGGTGACTACCCGTTCTCGTACGATCAGGTTCGCCGCACGCGCACGTCAATGGACGCCGCAAACATTCCCAAGTTCGCGGACGGCATGCGCATCATGGTGATCACGCCGCTCCAGCAAGAGCAACTCGAAGCGGATCCCGAGTATCAGCGCCTCGCGCGGTACACGCCGCAATTCAATCCGCTCTTCCTCAAGAGCTACGTCAACAGTGTGGGCAACTTCCACGTCTTCACGTCGAACACGCTCCTCACGACGGCCAACTCGAACAGCATCCCGATTCAGTACGGCCAGGCGTTCGGCCCGCAGATGGTCGGCATGGGAGCGCAGGGGATGCCGCGCGTCGTTCCGAATACGGATGATTCGTACGGCGAGCGGATCGTGGCTATCTGGATCTGGTACGCGGCGTTTCAGGTCTTGGACAACCGCTTTGGGCGGAGCGTTCGGTCGTCGTAGCCTTGCACAAGCGTCGGCGTATGCTATGGTCGATGCATGGACAAATGCTCGGTTTCGGAATGCGGCCATGATGCGCGAGCGCGTGGTCTGTGCAACAACCACTATCATCAGGCGCTTCGCCGTGGAGACCTCGAAAGCTTTACGGCGAAGCGTGTGCGCGGCAGGGGATGCGACATAGATGGGTGCAACCGTCCGCACAGCACGCACGGATTGTGCGGGATGCACTATCAGCGCAAGAAGCGTTTTGGAGATCCGTTGATGGTGAAGTTCGGGCCACGGGGTGACGGGCATATCGCATCATCTGGCTATCGTTTGATGTACCGCCCAGGCCATGCTAACGCCTACGCGGGAAGCGGACTGATACCAGAACACCGCCTCGTCATGTCCGAGCACCTCGGTCGTCCTCTCGAACCGAACGAGAACGTTCACCACGTCAACGGCAACAAACTCGACAATCGGATCGAGAACCTAGAACTCTGGAGCACGAAGCAACCAATCGGCCAACGCGTCGAGGATAAGGTGCAATGGGCGACGGAGATACTTCGCGCGTACCAACCCGGTGCGCTGACACGACTTCCTTTAGCGCGGGACCTCTACGAGGAAGACGCGCACCAATGGTAGAGAAATATGGCTTACCTGAACGGGATCATCAAGAGCATTCAGCCGGCGGCGGGCACCGTCACGGCATTCACGGGCGCGGCTCCGCAGAACGTTGACGGCGCGACCGTTTCGATGGTGGCTCAGCGCATCGAGACTGGCTCGATGAGCGCGAACGTCTATGCGCTTGCGACGACCAACACGCTTACCGTCACGGCCAAGTGGCAGGTATCCGACGACGGCGTGACGTTCCGCGACTGCAAGCCCAGCAACGGCGCGACGAACGTTGCGCTCGTCACGGGCACTGGAGCGGCGGTCACCGATACCGTGGTCCTCGCGGCGCCCGATTGCGTGTACGGAAAGAAGTACGCGCGCGTGCGGCTCGTGAGCGGCGTCGGCGTCGGCAACGGACTTGGGCAAGACGAAGGCTCGGTCTCGTACAACTGGCGCATTATCGACCACGCTGGGAAGTGATATCGTGGCGCTCCTGACTTCAGAGTTGACCGATTTGCGTACCCAACTCGGCTACAACGCGTTAGGCGTGAATGCTGAGCCGTACGTCGAGTATCACGCGATCTTCGATCGTGTGGTCGTCGCGTATCTGCAAGCGGGAGCGACTACGACTTCGGCGACGGCGGTCGTCGCGTCATCGAATGGTGCGTTCGCCCCCGTGACTCTCGTGCTCGCAAGCGCTACGGGATTCACGGCGGGCGACCGCATCATCGTGGACGTTGACACGCGCCAAGAGGAGGCGACGGCCCAAAGCCTCAGCGGCGCCAATCTCACGCTCCAACTAAAACTCGCTCACACGGGCACGTATCCCGTAACGGTTGACGGCGGCGAGACGATCGTGCGGCGGTTGCTTCGGCGCATTCATGCCGTGCAAGACCAACTCGCAAGCCCGATTGGTCTCAAGGCAGCAGGCAGCGGCGGGTTGAAGCGTGTCGACGAAATAGAGTTTTGGAATACGAATGTTACGACATCTAGCGGAACATACTTTGGGCAACTCTCGAAAGAACTCATGCGTTTGAGAGACGAGTTGGCGTCTTCACTTGGGGTACAGAACCTGTTCCGTGTGCGAAGCGGAGGCGGCCTGTGCATGTCAATCTACTAAGGGGCCTCGCGTGGTGTGCATCGTGTCCAGCGCTCAAGCCGACAGCGGCATTCGCCAAACGTGGGACTGGCACAGCGGCGACTTGCCGCGCATGTAAAAGCGCGTACGACAAAACCAGGTATAATGACAACGCGCAAGTGCGCTCAGACGCAGTGGCAAGAGCCGCCCGTCAACGCGCCGAGCAACCCGCAAAGACGCGGGCAACAACGCTCAAGTCATATTATAAGCGCGCCGAGTACTACAGGCTAGAAAACCGCGAGTGGCGCAAGACGCACAAGGACGTCATGCGGGCGCACGCGGTCGCGTGGGTTGCCGCAAATCCTCAGCGTCGGCGGGACGTGAGCCGGAACTATGCACATCGGAGACGCGCGCAGATCCGCGGTTCAACCGTGCGTCTCATCACTGTTGATGATGTTATTGCTCGTTGTGAAGTATTTGGCAACGCGTGTGCCTACTGCCGGCGGCCTTTTGGCGCGCAGTTAAAGATGACGATCGACCACGTGATTCCTCTGTCGCGCGGCGGTCCGCATATACTATCGAACCTGCGGCCAGCGTGCGCTCCGTGCAATTATTCGAAGCGCGCCAAACTACTATCCGAGTGGGAGATGCCGTGCTATTGATGCGCCTCCGCGATGAACTCGCATCTTCGCTCGGTGTGCAGAATCTCTTTCGGGTTCGCCAAGGCGGCGGACTCTCGATGGCTGTCTATTGAGCCGCGCCGATTTTCTTGATCTTGTTCGTGAGATCCGAGAGATACCCTCAAGCGCGGAGTTCGATATTCTCACGACGCAAGTTGTCGTGCGGACGCGGACATGGAGCCCCGGCCCCGTAGGCACGGGCACGCCTTCGGATTCGGACCTTACGATTCTTCCGCGCCCTCGAGTGAAAGAGTCGGGCGACGGTACGATCATCATCGAAATCGTCCAACCGGCGGTCGGCGGATTCGGTTACACGCCTCAACAACTTGTGCCATCGTTCCCACGTTCGGCGGCGGTCGAGATATCGTGGCTTTTGACGGCGCCCGATGGGGTGGCTCGTAAGTACACGCAAGCGCGCCTCGACACGTCGAAGGCCCTGCACTACACGATTGAACTCAGCGGACGTGATCTGAGGTTCCCGCACTGATGGCTACCGCAGCAAGCACTACCGCCGGTCTCGTGATTCCGGTTCCGGCGGGAGCCGCAAACAGCGCGATCGCTGACCCGCTCACCGATGGACTCGCCGCGTATTGCGGGCACTGGATCAAGTACGCGCTCGATGCGAAGTTCGCGGTGATCGGAGGCCCATCGACAACAGCGATCACCGATGCTTGCCCGACGGCCAATCGATTCAGTTACGACCCCAAGGGGTGGTGGACCATCGCGGTAGAGAACGCGCAGACCCCGTGCCTTTGGGTGTGGAGCATAAGCGACCAACGCGAGCGGCAGACGATGGTCTATGACATGATCACGAGGAAGCTCGGTTTCCTCTACGCCTTCCCGCAAGTGCTCGGCCCTCGTGGAATGCCAACGCGCTCCGGCATGATGAACGCGGTGGCGAAGGCACTCCGCGTTGCGTTCATGCGAGGCGCACATCCGACGTATGCGGGCGGCGTCCAGTTCGTCGACACGATCGCAGACCCCAATACGCTCGAGGTGTTTCTGGACTCGACCGAAGAAGGCTTCGAGTTCGCGGCGCCTCAGACCGGAGCGGGCGCGGGCGGTCAACCGGACGGCGGATTCGAGCAATACGGATACCCGGTGCTTCGCGGTGTCTTCACCGCACGTGAGCGCGTGGGGCACGATACCTTTGAGGATCCGGGCGATTTGCTCGGTGATATGTCAATGACGATCACGCACAACGAATACGGCGATGTACTCGACGGACTCACGGTCCTCGAGGGCACGTTGCCGGGGCCCGATGGTTCCGAGGACGGAGACGAGATGGTATGACGTTCGCAGAAGCCGACGAGGAACTAACGGCGGCGATACGC